TATAAGTTCCATTTGCATCGGCAGACAAAACAAGTTCTGGTACATTTGTATCACCAGACGCCACACCAAAAACACCGTTTACAGTTAGGGTTCTATTTGGACTAGTAGTACCAATACCAAAGTTTCCACCTGCTGTAAATCTTGCTACCTCGGTATTATTTGTAGTAAATCCAAAAAAGTGGTTTGTTTGTGTTCCAATATAACCGCCTGTACCATCAGAATAAAAGTGGGATTTAACACTTGCTCCATTATTTGCTGTGTAAACTATTCCACCGCCTCCAGTTGACTTTCCTTGAACTTCAAGGGTAGTCCAAGCTGCACCAACTGCTTGAGGACTCGTAGTACCAATACCTACGTTGCCTGCGGAGGTAACATTAACTTTCCCATCATAAATACCCATAAGGTTTGACGAGTCTATGTATATAAGACCAACATTACCCCCTGAGCTTGTTTTTTGTCTGTATGAAAAATTATTATCTATAAATATGCTACCTGATGAAACGTGAAGCTTTGCCCCCGGACTAGTAGTACCAATACCTACGCTGCCATTCTTTGCAGTTAGGGTCTCTATAAAAGCACCAGATGAATTTAACGATTCAATAGTAACTCTTGAGTTAGCGTATCCATTTGTATCAAACTTTGATGTTATACGTCCGCTAGTATAATTAGATAAATTTGTTTCAGCTGGCGTATAAAACCCTAAGATTGCTTTAGGTTTTGCTCCAGACGTATCTGCTGGAGATACGGTTAATCTTAGCTGCTCTTGGTCAGAGTTAGATGTTGTAAATACGTGAAGCTTAGCAGCAGGACTAGTCGTACCAATACCGACGTTGCCTGCGCTGGTAATCCGTAACCTCTCAGCAAATGTAGCTCCATCACTGGGTCTGCCTCCAAATGCTAAATCTCCTGTCGGGTTAGCTCCAGTGCCTGTTCTTACACTAGCAATGAAGTTTGTATACTCATATCCGCCGTGCCCAAATGTCATTGCTGTAGCATTACCGGCTGTAGTATCTGTATTCTGTATACCTATTGCGTAAACTAGTCCATCTGTTAAGAAGCTTCCTGAAGCTCTTGATATTCTTGTATCAAGCTTAAATTCTGGAGAAGTCGTACCAATACCAACGTTGCCACTCTTTTTTATATTTAACCTAGTAGCTCCGCTGTCCTGTATTCTCAGTAAATCATCTGAGTCGTTGTCTAGTCCGGTTACGTTGATTCTAAATCCTGATGCTGCGTTAGAAGAGTTAGCTATCAAAACAGGTGCTGTACCTAAAATCCTAACGTGACCTTCTCCAGTACCTGTTGCTTCAAATCTTGCTACCTCATTTGTGTCAGCAATAGAAATATGTAACTTACTATTTGGACTCGTAGTCCCAATACCGACGTTTCCATTGGAATCAAGGCGCATTTTTGTTCCGCCTGTTCCAAGTCCCCAATAAAAACCACCAAGAGCATTGAACCACATTTGTTCTCCACCTCCTGCGGTTCCATCTAAACCGACACCTACGTCATTATGTATTCCTCCATTGTCATAGAACTTCAATCTGTATCCGGTTTCAGAAGACGGTCCACTAAATCCATTAGAGAAATTACCAACTCCATTTACATCTAGTTTAGAAGTTGGACTAGTCGTACCAATACCTACGTTGCCCGTTGGAGATAGTATTATATTTTTATTTGCAGATGCCGTTGATAGGGTTAATCCCTCTCTTCCAATAATGTCAAATCCGTTTGTATCATAAGAATGTATTTTTACACCTTCGTAGTATGTAATTCCCGTTCCATCATTAACAGTAATAATACCTCCATTTACGTGAAGACTAGTGGCAGGATTCGTAGTACCAATACCTACTTTGCCCGAATTAAAAAACGTATTTCTTTCATAGTCCCAAGTAAACAGTCTATTCTCTGAACCTGCTGGGTAGCCACCGTAGTATGCTATTCTATAGAACTGAGCACCATTAGAGTTGTTCCAGTTTATATCAAATGTTATTCTAAGCTTTTGCTGATAAGAAGAATTGTTCCAAGGGTTAATGTATACGTTTCTTCCCTCCCATCCAGAAAATCCAGTTCTGGTAGCTACAGTAACCCAGTTTGTTCCATCGTATTTCTCAATAGTTACATCCATTGTGTTTCCTGCGAAACTGCAAGGGATGTACAAAGTATCAAACCACTTGTAACCAATATTATCCCAAGTCATCCTCAAGGAGTAAATGGATGCATTGGCTACCGTTACTCCAGCTTTCTGACCTGTAAATAGAGCTTTATAGGTATCGGCATATGTACTTGTTACATCAGAATAAGCACCACCCTGTGTTGTTGTTACCTCATACAGACTAGGCGCTCTAAACAAGAAGTGGTCTGCTGCTCCACCTTCACCTAAACCTCCAAGACCCGACTGTATTGTTAACTGTCCTAAAGCGTGCTGGGTGTAACTATTAAATGCCGCCCCAAATCCTCCACCTCTAATAGCCATAGTGGTGGTGCGGAAAGAACCATTTACGTCTAATAAATAACCTGGACTTGTAGTACCAATACCTACGTTACCAGAACTACTAATCTTAATTATAGTACTACCCGAAACTCCACCTATGGTGAAGTTAACATTATCACCACCAGCAAAGATTGTCCCGGCAGAAGTATAATCAATAGCTCCAATTACTATAACATTACCAGTAGTAAGACCGGCTATCTTATAGTTTGCTCCAGTACTAGATTCAACACCATAGTATTGACCATTGCTTATTAAAACATCCCCACCTGCAACGTGTAACTTAGATTCTGGCGATGTTGTACCAATACCGACGTTTCCAGCATTATTAAATAGAACATCATTCGGAGAGTATATTCTTAAGTCTCCTGAGTGAGGATATACTTGACCAGCTTCAGTTCCGGCGGTATCAACTAATCTAAGTAGTCCGGTGCCTCCGTCTGAGTTTGATTTTAATCTTATATTGCCATTTTCTACGTGTAACTTTTCAGCAGGACTAGTAGTACCAATACCTACATTACCGCTAAAGTAGTTGTATTGCTCTCCTTTTGTGTAGATTCCATAACGAGTTCCAACTGTTGCTCCACTTAAGTCAGCAAAGAAACCGTAAGAATTACTGGCTCCTGTTCCCTTTATTACTGCATTGTATCCAACAGCATTAGTTCCCCCTTCTACTCCATAATCTAAATCAGACCAAAAACCAATAAGACCACCGAATCCACCATTCCAACTTGAGTTTTTTACTGGAATGTCTGTTGTGTTACCTTGACCTATGATTGCACCAAAACCAAGACCACGTGGATATGATACTCCAGTAGTTGTAAAGTTTGCAGTAGCAGATGATGCTTTTGCTAAATAGGTTCCAATTGAGCCTGCGCTGTAAGCATTTACAATAGCGGTACCATTGCTGTTATTTATATAGAGAGTATTGTCTATACGAGCATTTCCTGCTACTTGTAATTTATAGCCTGGACTAGTAGTGCCAATACCTACGTTGCCTGTTGATGGCTGAATACTTAAAGAAGACCCTTTTGTCATCCATCCATCAACATCACTATAAATAGTAAAGTAATTGCTGTCACCAGTGCCAGTGCCATCATACTCCATTATTATATGTCTATCTGTTAGGTTCTCAGATAGAGAAATTCTTACAATATTTGTTGAATCATTCCTAACTAGAACATCGCCGCCGCTTACGTGCAACTTAGCTGAAGGACTAGTAGTGCCAATACCGACGTTGCCTGCATTACCACCAGCAGAATTGTTAATGTGTAAGTAAACAGTTGATGCTTGTCTGATTTGAAAACCATAATTTTGTGTTGAGTTAGCACCAACTAAGTTCCATTGATAATTCGTTCCTAATGCAGTTGAATTTGCACTTAAACTAAGGACTGCATTATTGTTAGTTGTTTGCTCTGCTTTAATGTTACCAATAACGTGCAGTTTCTCACTAGGACTAGTAGTACCAACACCAAGGCTACCGTTTACAACTACCTTATCTGAGGAGCTGCTGTTTAGACGAATGTCATCGTTGTTAATATAGATGATAGGCATATTTCAGGTTTTATAAGTAAGAGGTGTCGTAAGTTCCATTGGCTTCAACAACAATTTTTGGAGTGTATTGCTGTAAACCGCTTCTTGATTTAAACGTAAAAGTAATAGTTGCCGCATCAGCAGATGCTTCAACATCAAAGGCATTAGTGCCCTCATCAACAACTTTTTTAGTATACCAAACAGTAGCAGCATTCCAGCAACTATATACGATTTTTTGGTAGTGTCCAGCGCCTCCGCTACAAGTGAATTCAAGCAATGTGCTATTTCCATTGGATGAAGATGGAAGACCAGCAACAGCAACACCTGTTGTGTCAACGCCAGAGCTATATGATTTTTTGTAGGTTACCTTACCGCCAGCCTCTATTGAGTTTCCAGCAACAGAAAGCTTAGCAGATCCCGGAGCTTGTCCAATACCAACAGTGGTTCCGTTGTCTTGAATCTGTGAGTTAGCAATAGTGTCCGTATCGCTCCACTTAGCAATGTAGTTAGCAGTACCGGTTCCGTCTACTCCTGTGATCTCAGAAAGAGTTACCCAGTCAGTACCAGTACCTGTAGACTTTAGAATCTGTCCGCTAGTTCCTGCTGAGTTGTTGGAGTCGTAGTAGGCTCCAGTTACCCGGAGGTTGCCAGATACGTGAAGCTCTTGTGATGGGCTAGTAGTACCAATACCTACGTATCCAGTATTAAGAATAGTTAATCTAGCATAAGCATCCGGGTCTGCTACAATACTTGTATTAGCAGCAGCCAAGAAAAGATTACCATTGTAGTAACTAAAAATACCTGCTCTAGTATCTGTCGTGCTAGTATTAGCATCACCCCTAGTAGAAAAACCTATACCCCAAGCACCTGATGAATCTAGATTAGCATTACTAGGTCTGTGTATTCTTAATGGTACATTCTCGTTAGAATAAATGTCAACTCTGTGGTTAGGACTTGTAGTACCAATACCTACCTTGCCATCTGAAGCGATTCGCACTCTCTCCGTACCATCATTTGCGGTAAGTGTTATAAAACCACCAGTAGATGAGCCACCCCTATGGAATCTTATTGCAGCATTCCTAGTTGTGGTATGGTCTAGTCCAAACTCACCTATTACAGCACCACTTGTATTTGCGGTTACATCCTGCCTAGATATAAGTCTAAAGTTGGTATCAGAGCCACGCCCAAGTATGGCAGTCTGAACTGTTCCAGTGGTAGATACATCAAGTTTTGCAGCCGGACTAGTAGTACCAATGCCTAATTTAGAACTTGTGTAAAAATAATCTCCAGATCCTACATAGTATAAAGCATTGCTACTATCTGAATCAACAAATAATATACCTGTAGTTGGATCTGTTGACTCAACTCTAATAGGAGCATCGTTAGCACTAATAACGTGTAAAGGCTTTTGAGGATTGCTAGTACCAATACCCACGTAGGCGTTAGAAGCTAATGTTAATTGATGGCTGCTGGTTTGGTCGTTATAAAAGCTTAAATAGTTATTAGAATAGTCTCCCCAAATTCTAAACTGCTCAGTGCCACTTTGTTTAAAAGATGCCCAGGTATATGATCCTGAGCCTCCTGTGTAATCTAAGAGTAATGTCTTGTTAGTGGAAGATACTACGTGCAAAGGAGAGGTAGGACTAGCAGTACCAATACCTACGTTGTTACTTGCATCAATGTTAATACCGTTACCAGCAGTAAATCCTCCGTTTGCAATAAGCACCACATCAGAAGTACCTTCGTAACCCATAGTAGCTTTTACTGTACCACTTTCTTGGAATCTAACAGTAGTGTTGGCGTTAGCGGTAGTAGTATTTAAGTCTACTATTACATTACCACTATCTTCAATATCTAGTTGAACAGATGGTGCTGTTGTACCAATACCTACGTTGCCATCTCCTTTTACATTTAATAAATATGAACCACCTACATTTTGCACTCTTAATGCGTCTTCAGAAGATGAGTTTCCTCCTCTTACACTTAACCCAAACCCACCAGTAGATTGAGTATTGTATACAGTTCCTGCAAATCCACCACTAATAGATTTTTGAACGTGTAGTGCCGCAGTAGGCGATGTAGTTCCAATACCGACGTTGCCTGTAGACTTCAGAATCATTGTATTAGTAGAACCATTCTTAAATAGTAAATCCACTGGATTTCCTGTGTTTGTGTAGAATGTACTAATTGTTGTTCCGTCTATATCATCGCCGGCAGCTGATTGCTGTGTAGTAATTGAGAGTGTTCTATTACCACGTAAAGGATTAAGGTATATCTGTCCGTTAGTACCACCTGTACCTTCTGAATATGCTAAATTAGCAGTTGTTCCTGCTAATACTTTATTTGAGTTTATATTACCATTAACAGAAAGCTTTTCAACTGGGCTAGTAGTACCAATTCCGACATCGCCTGAGCCTGTCACTGTTAATCTTACAGTGTTATTAGTTACTAATGCTATAGGCTTACTATGGAACTGATAAAGCATCAATTGGTCAACACCTGCGTAAGCAGTGTTAGTGGATGAGTTTAAGAATAATCCGGGATAGTATGAATGTGGATAGTCACTCTTAAGTGTAACTGCTGAATAAGCTGAATTTGAATTACTTGCATTCCCAACTAAAACACCACCAATACCAGCTGTAGTTTCATGTACGTGAAGCTTAGCGGCAGGACTAGTAGTACCAATACCTACGTTGCCATTAGTGTGGATACGCATTTGCTCTCCGCCACCAGCAAGAAATCTTAAATATCCCCAAGCACTTGAAGTTCTATTATAAGACTGAAGTGCCGTGCCTGAAGCTTCTGAGAAAAACTCTAAATCAGAATTAGAGCCACTCTTGATGGCTAGTATTGCATTAGGACTACTAGTACCAATACCGACGTTACCGTTTCCTTTGAGTACTAAGATGTCATCAGCATTTGCTGCTCTAAATGTCAGTAAATCGTTGCTTGTAGTGCCATCCAAGTCTGTCTCAATAGTAAACCTGTTACTATTGTCAGATGCTCTAAAATACATTCTGGCATCATCAGCAGACTCCCCCCCTCTTATTGCTATTTCACCAGCAACGTCTAGTGTCGCTGTTGGACTAGTAGTACCAATGCCTACGTTGCCAGTGTCAGAATCAATAGTCATCATCGCATAGCTGAGCTGTGCTACGTCTGGATTCCAAACAGAGTCTAGTTTATTAGCTACAATCCACTTCCTACTTCCTACAGCATAAGGAACACCTGTAAACCAAGATTCATCGGCTACTGGATTGTAATGATATACACCCTGACCTCTAGAGTCTGATTGACCCGCTTCAAGAAGAATAGACCCCGGAGCATATCCTGTGGTAGTTAGGTTTGAAAATCTTGCTACGTGACTAGAACTATCTCCAATAACATCTAACTTACCATAAGGACTATTAGTTCCAATACCAACGTTACCTGCTAGAATTGCTGATGTAGCACCAGCTGGGTTTACATAGTAATTAGTATCATCTATATCATAGAAGATGGGTGCTCTCATACTTGCATTTGAGTACAAGTGAGACGTTACTCTAGCGTCACCGCTTACATCAAGTCTATAAGATGGTGTAGTATCCCCAATGCCTACGTTGCCTAGGTAGTTCGTAGTCATTACTACATTCCCACCGTTGTAGAAATAAGTGGAATTACTTGAGCCAGCATATAAAAGATACCCACCAGACAGGATTCTCGCATATCCACTCTGAGTACCAAACTCAGAATAGTTTGTGTCGTTCTGTACTCTTACTGCTACAAGTTCATTTGATAGGTCAGTTTTTGATACGTGAAGCCTAGTACCAGGACTAGTAGTCCCAATACCAACGTTACCGCCATCCTCAATGTACATTACACTTGTACCATCGTCTTGGATATCAATAACAGGCTGTGAGCCTTTCTGATTGATTACAACAGCCGGACCCGTTCCATCATTAGTAACTAACCACTGCTCTGTAGTTAAGGTGTCTGTGTCAATCTGAGTTACTGTTCCGTTGATGGTTAGGTTACCTTCAATGCGGGCATCGCCTACAACGTGTAGCTTAGAAGCTGGACTATTAGTACCAATACCTACGTTACCTGAAGATTTAACAGCAAATGCATCAAAGGCTGATGTTTGATTATATACTCTAAAGAGGTCATCTGCATCTAAAATCCATCTTGCGTATAACGATGTATTTTTTACATCAATACTTGCTTGATTTGCATCACTTGCCTCAACAGTTAATTTAGGAGATGTCTTGTAGATATTTACATTACCACCAAATCTAGCTTCTCCGTTTACATCAAGCTTATAAGTCGGACTAGTAGTGCCAATACCGACGTTGCCTGTGGCTGTTATCCTAACCCTTTCAGTGTTGTCAGTAAGCAGTCTTAGATAACCAGCGTTGTATTGGTTAAGGTCTAATTTAGCTGCATTACCACTATAAAATATTCCTGTGTTTGTGGTGATATTTCCGTTAGCTGTAAGGTTGCCTACAGTGATGTTATTAGTCGTAGTATTACCTCTATCCGTAACGCTGTCTAACGTGTCCTCAATGATGTCAGCATCTACAGTAATATTACCGCTAGCATCTGACTTGAGGTAACCTGCTCCGTAGTTGGATAACGTTACAGCTCCCGAAGCGCTAAACGTACCTATGTTTTGTAGGTCAGTTACAGTTTCACTTCCTGAAGTGTTTCTGATTGCCCAGCCTACCCAACCAGTTCCAGCCTTGTTTAAAGAGGTTAAATCATTTCTGTGATAGATAACTCCGGTAATATCTGTGTACCCGCCTACAATATTGTTGCCAGTAATTCTAAATTGACCCTGTACCCGGCTCTCCCCGTTTACATCCAACTTATAACCCGGACTCGTAGTTCCAATACCAACGTTGCCAGCACCGGTCATACGCATTACTTCTGCGTAGCTTGTACCATTATTTGTTTGAAATGCCAAATCTCCAACGGCTATTAAAGCTTTTCCCCCGTTGACATAAAGATTGCCTCCGTTAGAGTAAATGCTTCCGTCTACTTGAAGTTTTTGAAACGGATTCGTTGTGCCGATACCTACGTTACCTGTACTTCTTTGAATCCTCATTGCCTCGTACCAAGTACCTGAATAGCTTCTGTCAAAAGCTAAATCTTGTAATGATGTTGCTGTACCCCTAAGTGTCCAGTACGGATTATCCGAACCAACAGTAATAGCCCCTGTTCCAATTACGTCAGAACCGCCAGAGGTGGTCGGTCTAATGTCTAATTTATTTGTAGGACTAGTAGTACCAATGCCGACGTTGCCTGAAGAGTTAATAGTTAAAGCATCAAGACCATTTGCAGTACCGTAATGCATCTTGATGATGAACTTAGGGTCCCCATCGGTCCCGTATCTCCACCCACTTAATGAGACACCGTAACTGTCTACTGGAGATGTTCCAAGAGTAATTGTTGTTAATCCAGTTACGTTTGTTGTAGCGGATGGATATAACTTTAAGAAAGGGTAAGCAAACGCTGTTGTGCTTTGAGCTTGGCGAATATCTAACTTACCTGCAGGACTTGTAGTACCAATACCTACTCTTGCATTAGCGGTGTCAACACGCATAATCGTAGATGCATCTTGATGTCTAAAGTCAATTGATGTTCCGCTTAGCGTTTGAACGTAGTCGGTATAAAATACTCCTGTGACTTTAGCATTACCAACTACGTGCAACTTTTGGTCTGGAGCAGCAGTACCAATACCTACGTTGTCTCCGTAAGGCTGTAAAACCAATGCGTTATTACTCGTGCCGCCTACATCCTGTGCTTGAATAAGAGAATATGTATTACCTGTACTAGCGAAAGTCTTTAAAAGCAGTCTTGAACCCGTCGTACCATTTACATAATCAGTGGTGCTAACGCTAAAATCAACAATAGTATGAAGCCTTGTTGACGGACTCGTAGTGCCAATGCCTACGTTTCCAGTTGCGGTATTTATATACAGTCTAGATATTCCTGCAGTATTTCTAAAGTTGTGTACGTTGCTTGCATCATAGTAGTTATACCCAGCGCCTAAGTCGTCTATATATAGATTTCCAGCAGCTCCTTGAACAACAAGCTTAGCAGTAGGACTAGTTGTACCAATACCGACGTTGCCATTTGCTGCTAATCGGACAACATCAGTACCATTGTTTTTAAAAGAAAATATTTGGTTAGTTCCAGTAAAGTTTATTTGATTTGACCCATAATCAGTATAGTAAGATGCATTGTAACGCATTCTTACAATTTCACCATTACCAGTACCACCTTGATTTATCTCTAGTTTTTGCCCCGGAATGGTAGTACCAATACCGACGTTTCCTGCGTTGAACCAAGAGTTTCCTTGTGTGCTAAGTAAAATGTCCTCATTGTTCCCAGCATCAAGCATAGAAATTGCAGAAGAACCAACTCCATCAAGCTTTATTAGAACCTTAGCTACCTGATTGGAGTTTGCAAAGTGAGCTATATCTACACTTGTAGTACTAGACGCAACAACATCCAGTGACGTAGTTGGACTCGCAGTACCAATACCAACACGGTTATTAGCATCATCAACAAATAATGTATTGGAGTCTACGTTTATACCGGACAGATAACGAATTGCCATATCTTCTTTATTTTACACAAAAATACGATAAATAGAAAGGGAGGTATCACAACCTCCCCCTCCTAATAATCTATGTTTAAGCACTACTCTTAGTACACCTTGCTAATCAAAACACGATAAGCAGCAGCACTGGGGGCAGCAGCAAAAGTTAACGTAACAACACTCGCAGAAGTACGCACCGTATCTACGTGAACCGTATCATACGTAGCGTTGTCATACACCTGCACGATAACGTCCCGGGTCCCAAGGCCGTGACTGATGGCATAAACGGTGTTAGTTCCATCGCCAACATTCGCATAGTATCCACTGTTGGCAGCGTAGTCAACAATAGCAGCCTTAACGCCAGCAGGGGTGACAGCACGTACAGTGTCCGTACCCGTGATAACCTCAGCGTTGGTAGCAAGCTCTACAATACCCTTATTAGCGTCTGTAGCGTCTTCTCCGCTGATTGTGATGGTAGAGCCTGAACCCGTAGTATTGATGCCTTCTCCGGCAGCAATCGTAATGTCACCGCTAGAGGGGCTAGCAGAACCGCTTTCCGTAGAGATTAAAAGAGCATCAAGAGCATCCTGTACGTTAATCTTCTTAACGACACCAGACTCCTGTACGAGCATTGAAGTTCCTTGACCAGCAAGACCTGTAGCGATGCTACCAATATGGAAGGGTTGGTCAATGGTAGAGAAATAGTCTCCCGTCTCATCCCATACGAAGCTTACGTTGGCAGACGTTCCACGCTCAACCTCAAAACCAGCATTCTGTGAAGGAGTGCCAGCCTCGTCAGCATTAAGCAAAATAACGCTGTCGCCAATCTCAACGGTGTTGGAATTCACGTAGGTAGTGGTGCCAGTAACCGTAAGGTTAGCGCCAATCGTTACAGTCGTACCGTCATCCGTGATGGAAGAGTTGGTGAGCTGGTTGTTACTATTATCCCATTTAAGAACGTAGTTGTTGCTGAGGTTCGTTCCGTTTTTAAGGGCGATGTCGTCAGCGTTAACAGTGATACCTTCCCCGGCACCTACGTTCAATGTGATGCTTGAGCCTAGGGCTACCGTACCGCCATTGACAAGACCAGCGCCGGCAGTAACCGTTACACTGCTGTTGGTCAGTGAGCTGTTGGGGATAGAGCCAAGCTGAAGGGTTGTTCCGCTGATATTGATACCAGAGGCGGTAGATGCCGTCAGCCATTCAGACTTACCTGCGCTATCGTCCCAGAATAAGATGCGGTCAGCGTTGGGGTCAACCAAGTCCTCCAAGCCCAAGTGGTTCAGCTCAATGGTATCAGCATTTACTTGGATACCTGTGCCCTGACCAATATTGAGGGTAATGACATCACCAGTGCCAGAGGTTGAGGCTGTTAGACCTGCACCACCAAGTACGTCTTGGATGTCTCCGGACATATCCACCCACGCAGCACCGTCATAGAAGTACATTCTATCATCAACGGTGTTGTAATAGATTTGACCTTGGGCTGGGGTTGATGGAGCCGTAGCAAGATTTTGAATGACAGCATTCTGAAGCTCCGTCTTGTTTAGGTTTACACCTGCGGTAGCTAAAATTTGTGATAGATACTTAATAGCCATCGTTTGTTAGTTAAAGTATGCCTTGCCGCTAAAGGCTCCAGCAAAGGTTAATGTTACTTGGTTGTCAGAGTTATATTCAACTTCACCCACAACAACGCTCTCAGCTGAGTCAACTACTACTACTGATGGGCGCTTATTTAGGTTATGCGTTACGACCCACGATGCCGAGGGTAAGGATTGCACATATACATAATGCTTGTCGGCAGAGCCGCCAAGACCAACGATAGAATACTTATCAAGTACCGTTACCGTCTGGGTCGGTTGCGTAACAGTTGATACACGCTGTGTATCAGGCAGAGTAATGGCTACATTCTGCTGCTGTCCATTGGTGATATCTACATTTAAGTCTGCCATTATACTGCTACGTCCTCGTTAATCTTGAAGATTCCATAAAACCAAGTTTGTACGCTTGAATCATCCACCTTGGTGGCCTCTAAGTCATACACATAAATACCTGAAGATACAGTAGCCATAAATGATGCGGAACTAGATGCCGTAACAAGCCCAGCCGATGTGCCAAGAATATTAAATCCAGTAGACGTATCTCCCGTCGTTCCAATTACTGCACCTCCGGGGGTCGTGTCTGTTTCTCGCACCTCCATCTTGAACGTGTATACAGATGGTGTTGTAACATCTAAAGCTGCTCCATCAGAATCCTTTATTGTGAACTCAAGAGTAAACGTATCACCCTTTCTGCAGGTGATATCAACCCTTTTTGAAATGTCTAGATTTACTGATGTAATAGCCATACTGCAAATTTATGAAAATTATCGGAACAAATTGTCTAAGTCCTCCGATTCATCTTGAATTTCTCCGCGCACACCCTGACGTTGAGAAATCAATTTACTCTGGTCCGCCGTCTGCTTTTTAATGCGGTCATCCTTTCGGTCTTCCTGCATATTATTTAGCTCTTTTTTCATATTTGCAGAAACCTGAGCTGCAGCCTTAGCGTTCTCCCCTTTGATGCTTTCTAGTTGCGCCTTTAGCTGGTATTCAAGTTGTATTTTTTGCATCTCCAGCTGCATTAGCTGAGATTCAACCTGAAGCCTAGACTGAGCCTTCACCTGTTCGATTTGAGAATCCGCTTGCATCTTAGCTTGAGCAGCGGAGGTCTGTGCGTCAATTTGATTCTGAATGTTTTGCTGAGCCTCCTGTTGGCGGCGCTTAATTCGTCTAGAGCGACGTACAATCAACAACCTTTCAGCCTGGTCAATGTCTCGCAATTTGCGAATTGCAATTGCATCCTCTAGGTCAATCTCGCCTTGGGCTAGAGATTGCTGAATGTTTTGCTCTAAATACATTTTATCGGTGTCGTCCATTTCTGTTTGAACAACAACACCAAAGTTGTACATAGGAAGCTTCTCAAACTCCTTAATCGTATTCATAGACTCCTTGCCTATTGCCTTTGTGTAGGTCTTATAAAGAACAGAGTCTTTAGGCAGTATTTGAACACATTTAATGATGTCCTCACAGACCTTTTTATAAAGGACCATAGAGGAGTGTGTGATGTCGTATATGGCGTTATTGGCGGCCGCTAAAGCCTGCTCCCGAACTCCAACAAGCGCCTCACCCTTCGGGGTTGAGCCATCCATAACCTCATTGATTCCTGTTGCATCTCTAATCATACCTAAGTAATGATTATAAAGGGTGACAAGCTCGTTGATGTTTCGAATGGTATTGTTTATCTCTCGAATTGGAGGATTTTGAAATCCGCCCTCTGGGTTCTTTGAGCGGTAATACATAACTCCAGTCTGCTCGTAGATATCTTGAATGTCAAGTGGAGACAACTCTCCACCGTTGCCCAAGGATACATTAGAAAGACCCTCAATGTCAATCATAATTCCGTCAGGCTTTGCTTTAGCAATTGCCTGCTGAATCTTCAGGTGCGTAATCTGTAATTGGTCAGCGAATCCAACGATACTGCTAACCATAGATTTAGGCATCATACGTCGGAAATTCGTGTAGACGATAGAGTATGATAGTGTTGTTCGTGATATATCGTGGATATTTCTTGGTTGATTATTCTTCTTAGAATACGAAACCAATGCGTCCGCTCCGGGGATATAAATACCTCCATACACGCACATAATATCCATATAGAATGGGTTACGGTCAAATACCGACTGGGTCGGCATCTTATATTCTTCTCCCTTATAATAAAAGCCTATATTGCCGTACTTAGACTGCTTCTCTTCGTAAATCTGTTGGTCGAGACCAATGAATTCAAAGTCAAGAACAGTTACTCGGAAGTCATCATACCCGTATGAGTTTCGCCCAGAAGTTGGGTCATACCACATAGAGTTCAGCTTGCTGGAGTCATTCCCAAATTTACTTTGGTTTGATACAGCAACTTTCTTCCACTCTTCTTCCGTTAGGTTTTTTGCAATTCGCTTTAGGTCAATGATTGACATTTGACGAATTTCACCAGCGTAAACAAGGTCACGCATAGTTGGGTCCTCAGAGTATGAATGAACAATACCAGATGGGTCAACATATCGCTCTACGATTCCGTGATTTGGGTCGTTTTCCCGCTTAACAGCCGCCACCCCGCACACGACAAGGTCCTCAACCGCACGGCGGAAAACAGAGTCGTTAAAGGAGTTCCACTCCAGGGTTAAGTTTGTTGAAATCTGTGCCGCAATCTCTGCTGCTATCTTTATGTTTGTGTCTAAGAAGATTTCCGCTTCATCGGTGGAGTCTGGCAAGCTGTCAATGTCATCCATAAGCTGAACGCCCATTTGGCGCATCTCCTTTAGGAATTGCTTATTTTCAATTGCAGCCTTGATTCGAGCCTTGCGCTCTTCTTTTTCTGTGCGGGAAATGGTGTCGATAGCGTCAACATTTGGATATGGCTTTCGGGCCAAAATCTTGTTAACTACAATCTTAACGAACTTGGGTACGATTGGAACTGGAGACCAGTCAATGTTCAAAAGTGTTCCATCGTTATTTGTTGGGTCTAGACTGCTGAGAATCTGTTTGTAGATTCGAGTGTCTTGAGTTCCTTGCGCGTAGTCGCGGTTTCGCTCGAATTCACGCTGGCGCTTTTGGAAAAGACCTTGCGTGTTGTCAACCCCTCCCCACTGCCCTAGGATAGCCTTGGCGTATTTTTTGCCATAATCGCTTCCGGCCTTTACTAAGGCTGGGGCTGTTGGGTCTGGGAATGACCCTATGTTTTTTTCTGTTGACATATCTTTGTTTCTAAAGCATTTCGCGGAAGAACTCAAATGCAAAGATACGTAAATATACGTTCAATTACATAGAATCCCTAGTCCAGTATTTATGCCGCCTAAAAAATTCTTTTCCTTCGAAGTTGGACAACTTCGGCTTATCTGTTTTTACCTGTGCGGCAAGAAGGGCAAGACCGCTTGAAATTGACAGGTCATATTTGGTACGATTGTTAATCTTAAATGAAATCCAATCTTCTAGCGTTCTGTTTAAATACATATTTCCATAGGAGCCATCTTCTCGCTCCCCAACATATTTGTGTATGTAGGCCTCTATTGACTGGGCGTGAGCCTGAAGTATCTCTTGAGAGTTTGACGGTATACCCTTTGTCTTTGAGGATGATGCGGAGCCGCCAAGATGTTTTGGTCTATCTAGCAAATAGTCTATATACCCCCTTTGCTCGAAGTACCTCGCTATGCCGTACTTGTTGTTCTCTATTAGAATTGGATAGCCAAAGAACACAGCAGCCATAAGGACGTCTTCATAGAATATAGATGCAAGCGGGGGCCTCTCCGCGTACTCTGCTACAAACATATTAGATACGTCGTTCATATTGAACTTGTTGTAAAAGTGACAGGCTCCCTTTGAGCCTCGCCCATCAACCGTGGAGTCAAGGTCATATGAGTCACATCCTCCAACTCCCATTTCGGCGTTACCGGGGGACCAATGTCCACTTCGGCCTTTTGCTCTACTGTTTCTCTTGTCCTGACTTTGCATCCAAGACAAATACCACCTTCCTTCGGCGCTAGGCTCCCACAGAACCTCTGTGTCCTTTACCCCGGCGGCCCAGTGGAAATTACCACGAACAACTGGAGACGGATACATCATATCGTTATAATTGACCTGCTCGTATATTTTTCCTAGGTCAAACAGGCTACCCTCAACAGAATCCCTAAAGGCCTCATCTGAAGAAAACGGAAACTGACGAATAACTTCGTTAAGTTCGTTTTTATCGCTTTTTAGTCCGTTGCGCTCATTTTCTAGGTATTGTCTAGCTCCTATATTCACATACTCGCCATCGTTGTTTAGCACAGCCTCTTCTGGGGTGTCTACGATTGGATTCCCGTACTTGTCAAAGAACCCCTCAAGCGCCTCGTATGCTGGAACAAACATACGGTACAACATAGAGCGCGTCCTTCCGTTTGAGTTTCTCTCGGATGGATTGCTGTCCATCCACAGGTCTTTGAACTGCTGGCCGCCCTTATCCATAGGATTAACGGTGGAGCCAACCAGGGCCGTTCCAACAACCTTTCTACCAACGATAAGGCAGGTTCTGTTGATTCTCCACGCCTCTCGTATGTCCGTTGGCTTTTCCCATTTTCCGGCTTCATCAAGAAACAGCATATACATACGCTCTCCGTCATAGGCGTTGTTCACCGTGTTCCTCCAGTTGATAACCGAGTTCAGCGCCTCTCCCTGTTGGGCGGCCTTATTGCTTTTAGTAATTCTTTGCGAAGGCTCACGAAAGGCCAACTCCATACGCGGGTTTGTTGTTCCATCTTGAATTGGTTTGAAAAAGAACGGGTATGATTTGTACATACGCACAACCTTCTTCATAAATACGTTCTCTTGAGCGTCAGAGCCGGTCTTTGACATAATCCCCAACACCTTGTCTTTTGCTACGGTACCCTCGCTTAGAATCATCGAGGAGGCCATATTGGTGTATCCAGAGCGTCGACACTTAACAAACAACTGCCCAACGCATCTCGGGTCAACCTTACACGCCTCAGCGTGTATGAACAGTTTTCGCTGAAAGTCTAGATAGTTGCCATAAAAAGAGCCATCAATCTTGCTCCACTGCAGCATCATATAATGGTTACCCGTAATGTATGTTGGAACACCGTTATTGTAGAACCACAGCCCCTCTTTTCTCCTTCGGAACTCTTCTTTAATATACGGGAGGAATTTGGACTGAACCTCTTTTGGCTGCTCCATCCACGCATCCATAGTTTTTGTTTTATCAATGGAGTCCGGAACAACGTTCCTGCTCCACATCTGATTCTCTTTGGGGAGGTTGTGGTACAGTATATCCTTGTCGTCTGGCTGGGCCGGCAGCTGAATATATAGGCCGTCAATCTCCACAATCTTTCCAGACGTGTTGTTTGGGCAGATGTTTACAATCTCGCTGTCGAATCCCTTAATACTGATTAAACCAGACATTTTTTTTGTAACTTTACATTAAATTAACATTGGAGCATATGAAAAAATTACTAATCGCACTCTTTATCTTGTCTATCTTGTCCTCTTGTTCTTCCAGCTATGAATTGTCCTACACACACCCATCTTGTTCTGTGGTTGATTGTAGCAATTCATCCATTCATAGCCATATTATTTACTAAACTGCTCGGCAAAGCCGGCGGAGAAATCTTTTATATCTTCCATATCCCCGCCATCTCTAATTTCGCTGAGCATATTTTCTACTTCCATACGCATACGGAACATATCCCGACAATCCTGGGCGGTCTGCTTAATTGATTGCAGTTCCGCTTTTCGTGCGGAGCCAGAGATGTCTGGGTCGACAGGTTTTTGAATCTCCTGCACCATAGTGCGAATAGCAGTCTCCATAGCCTCTAGGAAGTCCTGCATCTCGTTTGCCGTGTTGAACTGTCGCTTCCTACCCATTTTTCTTATATAAAATGTCGTTTGGCTTCATACGAAAAACCTCATCTCCGTTTGGTAGCTTGATTCGGTAGTCTGAATTCTTTGAATATCCGACCAAATCACCCTTTTTGAGTTCGAGTTCATCAGTTCCGGTGCCCTCGCAGTATACTTCTGCCTCTTGGTTGTCTTCTTTTGTCTTGTATCCAAGAAAAAGTCCAGATTTTGAGGCCTGTTCCTCTTGTTTTTGGCTCACGGCGCGCAGGAAGACCCAGTCTCCAAGCATCTTAACCTCTCCGGAGGGGGAAATGGCCGCATAGGCCTGCCCCTGGTAGTTTTTTGGGTCATATGACACCTTCACCACGTCGCCATCCACCCTATACTTATCCTTTTCTTGGTTGATATGGTGGTGGAAAATAAGCAAATCGCCGATTTCGGCGTCGGTTCCAAATTTCTGAGGTGTAGCAACTATTTCTGCATACGAAATTCGGCCTTCAAAGTCGTCGAAGCGCATATCCTTGGCGAGCGTTAGCGAGCCAACTTTAAATTCTTCCTCGAATGGCTTCTCCAACTTTACAAAAAAGTCGTATAAAGGTCGCATACTAGAAGTTTATGTCAAACTCAATCATTGTAGGCGCGCCAGATACCTGCTTCCAAAGCACAATATTGCCTTTTTGGTCTTCTGTGTATATAAGGTAGCGCTCAATCCCGTATAGGGACAGTGCTCGCTCGTCTAGTTCTACTGCGCAAATGGTGTTATCACCAACTGAGTTACCCACCTTGTAGGCTAGACCGTTTTTTGGGTCCGCCCCAACTACAATCTTTCGGATAATATTTGAATTATTCATCTTCGCTTGTTGTTATTCCGAAGTCACTAAGAAAGTCGTCCAAGTCATCAGCCCGCTCAGAGCTGCGAATGGTGTCTTGATACACCTGCAGCCCGACTGATATTAGGTTGTCCAGCTCATCCTCATCTCCGATGTAGAAATCACTCATAACCTTTAGGTTTTGTGTACCGTCTTCGTTATGCGTATACATACCAGCGACTGTGAAGTACGCAAAGTCATCGCTATAACCGAAGTCCTCAGCGATGTTCTGTATGTCTACTAGCTTTTCGCGGATAAGGGAAAAGAACTCCTGATGTTCTTGACTTAGACTCATAATGACATTCAATTAAATTATACGCAAATATACATATTATATACTAATTTTGCAAACATATATTAAATTGCATATAATGAATCAAAGCAGGCTACAGCAAAAGAAGCAATATAGAGATATCATATACCTGCGCACCAACGAGGCCCCCCAGGCCGACTACCTGTGGAACGTGTCCGTAGTGATGGATTACTGCACGTCTAGATACCAGCTTCGTGAATCACAAATAAAACTGATGCTCTTTATATACTCTATGGAGTCGTTCCTACTTGAGCCTATGGCCAAGAAGATGAACCGCGACCCACAGAAGCTCTGGGAGAAGGTGATGAAAGACCTTGTGGTGTCTGACTACATATACGAACAGCTGTACTCCAACGGACCAGAGAAAGAGTTCTACGCAACATCGGAGCCATCATCAAGACGTAACGGAGTGCTCAAGCGCCGCTGGGCTCTATCCACAAAGGGTAGGCAGTTTGTGTCTAAGTTCTATCAATACCTAGAGGGTACACGCAATATGAACGAGCGCCACCTTTAGTCAGTCGCCCACCCCCATCCCTTAAAAATGTCAAAAATATGCTGTAACTTTGCTATACTGCTAAACGTATGTGAGTCGGAACATCAGTAGTCACTCAAAAGGTCAGCGTCGACCACACGACGCAAACGACCAACCCGACAACAACCACACTTGAATTCGCCCTAACTACGCTCAACTCTATCGCACGCATTCTCGCGTGCTTTTTTATTGCCCATATATGTGTTCACTTTTGAAAAGTAACACAATCCCCCACATTTCCCCACCACCCTCCTAAAAACGCTAATTACCACCCCAAAAGTGGTAAAAATGGTGTGTTATACGTGGGTATGGGATTCTATACGGCCCCAACGTTCGCGCGCGTGACCCGAAACGGATTCCCAAACCCCACACCCCGATGCGTGTTCAAACATTCAAAATAGTTTTGGCTTTTTGGTTTGATGTTTAAACATCTATACCCCCTCCCCCCGATTTTGTCGGCATCAATACCCCCCACCTTTTGTCCCGTTTTTGTTCAGTTTCCCGAAGGTGCGGAACTCTCCCCTCCCCTGTTTTCCCCTTGTTTTCTTGGCCTTTGTCCCCCTGTTGTGGGCTTGTAATCTCATCAGTTTGCCCCCATTTGGGTGATGAAATACCCCTGATTTTGCCGTGTTTCTTGGTGTTCCCATTGCCGATTTGTGTGCATAACTCCGGGCTAAATATGCCTGTTTAGACCTGTTGCCGGGCTGGGCTGGTGTCGTCCAGTAAGACGGAAAAGGCCGTTACTGGAACGGGGTTTTGCTCTCCAGTTGAGCAGTTAGCCTCCGACAGGCCTCGACAAAACCTGATTAAGTGTCCTGTTGACATTTAATTTTAATGCGGGTTTCCGGTCGTCGCCGACGCCTTCGGCGTTCTCTGTATCTCAATGGTGGCGGGGGGTGCAGCGAAAGTTTCCTGAAATGAGGGGTGTTGATTAAGTGTCTGACAAACATTTAATGTGGCGCAAAGTGAGGCGGGGCGCGGGTTTGCTTTAAATGTCAATTTGGTTTCTATGTTATAACATCTATTGAGTGTATCATTTGGGACGGCCTGATTGGCCTGATTTAGGGTGTGTACTTGGTACACTAACTAAAAATGTTGAAAAAGTGACTGATTTTTTAATAACTCTCTACAACCCTGTGGTGGCGCGGGTTTCAGGAGATTAGGCCTATCGCTATCATTCCCCGGAAGTTATGATGACTGACCCTCCGCAAACGCAGTGGTGGCGCGGGTTTCAGAGCCTCCCTCGCGCGGGTAACAATTAGAGGGCTGATGAGGGTGTCGTCCAGTAACGCACTTTTTTTTGGGGGGGGCTTGTTTATCCAAAAACTCTTTTTACATTTGAACCATCGAACAGGCCGAGAGGGGCGACAGCCCCCACATAAGAAGGCCGATGTTCGAACCCCCTCTCCGAGGAGTACGAGTTTCAAACTGCGGGGGGTGATGTTAAGAAGTTAGCATCGAGAGTGGTTGACCCGTAAAGTTGACAAGACACTCCATAGCGTAACACGCCGAGGTACACACCCCTCAACGCTTATAACTTCCACTCCTCGTTCGAATCAGTTATTTGGTGCGACGATGTGTTGCCTGACCCCGGTCAGGAAATTGAGGTACGGATACTTTAGAATTCACGACCCGATAGCATCAACGCCGACGATAGTAGGATTCCCGGACGCCCTTGGGCGAACGGACAGAGGCGTTTTAGGCACGGATACATTAGAATTCACGGCCACAACGCACAAATGTCATATGGGAAAACGAACGGAAAAACGAAATACGCGCATCGCCGCTTTCGAAACGAGAAGTGCTTAATGAACGCCCACCGGATACCTTCATTGCACAGGCCTACCAAGGTCAGCCGACGCAATCGCCTCCGTCTACGGCAAGTATATTTTGAACCCTACCACAGGGTGAGCACAGGGCTACGCCTGTCGCCGGTTCGTGACCGACTCACCCACTATTTAATCTTAATCATTTTCAACTATGTCTACCTTTTCTAAAAAAACCATCCCACATTTTGTTATCAAAGTTTGTAGCAATAATTCAAATGCTAAATGTTGCGCCACTTTTCATAGCGGTGCTATCGGTTTAGATGATGATTATAATTTTCGCTACGGATTTGAGCGCACTTCTTCTTTCCGTTCTTCTTACGACAAGAAAGAATTTAATACTGCGAAAGAATTCGCTATTGAAATCAACAAGTACATATCTAAAGGATATGTTACTGAAGTTCACGCTGAAGGTGACTTCAAATTCAGCGTAATCAATGAGCACCGCCAATTTATTGGAATGACCGGTGCTGAACTCCGCGTGGCTCTTGTAGAGCGTGATGCGGACATCAAAGCAAAAGGTCTTAAAATCGCTAACGAGCAAATTAATAGATTGACAATCCTATTGTGAACCGCGTTCCAGTAACGCATAAAACCCCCGGAGTTATGAAATTCATCCCCGCTACCGACGACCAATTGTTCAAGTTGTCTTGCACAACCCGCCGCTCTTCCTCACGCACCACTTCAGGTGCAAGATTTATTGCTAACGACCGAGGCCTTGTGGCCAAGGCTAAAAAAGCAATTGTTGA